GGATAAAAACCAAGATTTAAACTATCAGTACCATTTAATTTAAATGGTTCAGTAGTGGATGTATCATTATTAGTATAAACTTGGTAAGTATCATCCGTTCCTACACCATTAGTATATGCCTTTACATAATCAAAATCTTTCCAAATACTATCCAAGATATCAACATTAGTATTTATGTATGTTTTATATCTGTGCCATATAGAACCTATTTTTAATAACAAAGCATATGGTATTTTATGTACTGCAGAAAATTTTGTCATTGACGCAAATATGTAATCACTTTTTTGTGTCTCTGTGTCAGTTATACTAGAATTTAAATATCTTTCATAGAATGTTGAAAGTGGTAGTGAGTTTAAAAATAAAAACGCTAGTTTAGTGAATTGTGTTTCTGATGTGTTTGTTGCCGCTTCCATCACACCATTCATAAACATTGGTGTGTTAAAAATACTTGTTGTTTGTTTCTGTGTTATACCAGGAGAACTTGGTTCAAAGTTTCCTTCAGTTAAATACCTTTCAGTTGGTTTGTCATATCTTGTTTCAAAAAACAAATTTATTGCAGATTTTTCGGCTGTTGAATTGAATCCGTTTTTAGTCGATGTATTTTTACTTAAAGGTATTATTGGTGTTTTTTCATTGTTAATAAATAAGTTTTTACTGTCTAAACCGTATGTGTATATTGTTTCGTAATAATTTTTACCTTTAGGATTTTCCATTCTATTTTGAAAATCGGGTATAATAAATGGATATGTATCTAATATACTTGTTTGACTACTAGTGTTTGCCGATAAAAAATTTGTTAGTTTACCTTGTGATTCTAATTGTATTGGGTTTCTACTTAATTTTCTGTAGTTTTTTTCAGAAAAAATTTCAGTTGAGTTTACTACTTTTTCATTTAGATATGGTGTAATAAATTCTTGGTTTTTAAATCTGTTCCAATCAGGTCCCTCTTCATTTTGTCCACCTGTTGATTTTAAATAATCATATAAAGATTCTGACGGTAATCTATCCTTAAAAACTTTTTTTAAATCACTTACTTCGGGAATACCAGCGTTCTTTAAGTTACTTAATTCTAAATCCGAACCCGCAAATATTAAATCTGATGTTTGATTTGTATCTGTATAATGTAAACCTGAATAATACGCATTCAATAAAATTCTTTCGTATAATTCATAAACAGGGTAAATTGCATCGGGATTATCATTTTCACCGTTATATATTCTATTTTTAAATGCAAATTCTATTGCAGATAATGGTGTATATGGTAATGCGATTGTTGGTGAATTTTGATTTTCATTATCATATGTCAATTCTTTTTGAGTAACACCATTTAAAAATTGTTCAACAAATTCTACTTCAGGCCAAACTCTTGTATCGTAACCATTTGTAAAATTAACCACAGATTTAGAACCAGGGTATGTAACTTGATACTCTGTAACACCCTTTTGTTCTTTTTTCTGTACGAATTGTGGCCATGGGTAAACAATATTTGTAATATTATTTCTTTGACTGCTTTCAACAGCGTCTTTACCATCTTGCGATGGAATTCCTTTGTTTATAATCGCTTTTATTCTTTGTTTATCATTTCTTACATTCCAAGCTTGTTTGTGTACGTCATCCATCAATCTATAAAAAGCGTCAACAGATGCCATTATAACACCAACAACATTCCTTATTGTTGGTCTAAAATTTAAATTGGTTGGATTAGAACTAGTTTTTAATTTATTCAGAAATGTTTGATTAAGAAGTTCATTCTCTTGTAGTTCTTTTTGGTCTATGACAGTATTTAAATTTGCGATTTCTTCCGCAAATTCTTCAAAAGTATAATAATATGGATTTGGAGTACTTGTAGATGTTGGTCTTGGTAATGTACCTTTTAGTTTTAAACCTTCAATTAACTCCCTTTTAAAATTTTTAAATTGTGGGCTATTTGCATTTGTAAATTTATTTGGTGTTATTGCCTCATATGTTTTTGCAAAATTAATATCTGTTTCTGTAAACTTTCTAGTGAATAAATCGTATTTGAAAAAATTTTCAGGTTTGTTTATTTCTTTACCCCATATTGGGAAATTGTTTATAGTTTTTTTGTTTGATTCTGTTATTCCTGTTAAAGTAACATTGGCTCTTGCTGCTACACTTGGATTGTTTCCTATTGAAGTGCTGTTAGATGTATTAGTTTCTGTAACTGTTTGTTTTAGTCCGTACATCACAGAGTTGTCATTTAAAATAATCTTATCTTCGGTATTAATATAATCTGATTGCCATTTTGAAATTTCAGTTTTGTATTTTGAGATACTTTCACGATATTTTTTAAGTCCAACAACTCTAGTAAAATCAAGTTTATCAAATTGTTCATTTAAAAATTGTGTGTACTTTGAAAGATTAATACCCATCTCTTCCAAAGTTAATGTAGGTACATTTTTATCGATTAGTCCATTGTTTCTGTATTCATCAAAAACTTGTTTTATTTTACTATATCCAACACTGTTTAATTGTTTTGTTGATACCGTTGTTGTGTTTGTTCCTATTTGATTTTGACTTGCAACTGCTTGTTGGGATGTATTATTATTTGTTGTTACAGGTACCGTATATTTTGGATACATATTTGGTAATGCAAACAAATAACCAAGTCTAACATCATCTAATATTGCACTTGTTCTTGCTATAAATTGTAAATCAATTAAATAGTTACCTGAAGAAGATTCAAAAGAAGCATTAAAACTTCTTAACATTAATTCATATTGAATTGCCTTACCATAAAAACCTTTTAGGGTTAATTTAAAAAGTGGGTATGGATAATACAAAAATACTGAATATGGTGAATTACCTCCTGTTTCAAATAATGCTCTACCTTGTACATCAACCAATTGCATACTAACAGTTGGTATACCATTAAACATAATATCAACACTTATGTTTTTAATACCTAAAACTTGTGTATCCACATAATTAACTTGTTGTGGGTTATTATTAAAATCAAATGAACGTTGATTTACAGCACCTTGTAAATTTCTGCCTCCTGTAAATTCATCGGTATAACTAGTATCAAAAGAATTTTTTCCTTGTGGTTTTAAAAAATTAATTGACGCAATTGTGACATTATTAATTGCTTTATCAACACTTTCACCAACAGATAATTTAGTTCTTGGTACCGCACCAACTTCTAAATTGGCATACATGACAAGGTTTTCTTGTTTTATTACCCTATCTTTTTTTAGACCTTTACTGTCTATTATTGAATTTGGGTCTATTAAAACGATGTTTGCATCATCTGTATAAAATATATTTTCACTACCACCGAAATTATCTGCCATAATAATAGAATCTTGTCTTTATTGCATTATTATAGTCCTGAATTGACGCATTTAAAGGGTATGGTACCACAATAATAGCATTATCAGGAATGTTCCATTCTAATCCACCAAATTCAGGATTGGCTAACATAATTAACCAACCAAAATATGGACTATTATAATATTCTTGACTTATTTTATCTAGTCTAGTTTGTTGTGCTCTGTATATGTATTTAACATCTGTACTTTTTCTTGGTAAAGTTACATATGGTAAAACAGTTTGTTCACCGTCCACTAAAAATTGTTGATATCTGTTAAAATATTCCATTAGAATGTTACTTTTCCGTTAAATGTGTTATCAGTATTAGTGTTTGAATTTGAGTATAATTTCAATAACTGTTCTTGTTTTGCAGAATCTTGTGGGTTCTGTAATTCAAGTCCATTAGGTCTATCTTTCTTTTTAAGTTTGTTCCAATCTGGTGGTAATTGTGTTGTAAATTTTTTCTTTTCAAATCGTGATTTACCATCAGTAGATAATCCCTTACATTTAGTTTGATAATCTCTTAAAACTTTTGTTAATTCGGTATTAAAAGGTTTAGTATTAAGTTCACCTAAAACCTTAGTCTGAATTGTAGTAAAATCTAAAATTAAGTCTTTACTAAAAATGGTACAAAACTGTTTATCAGCACTATTATCAAATGTTGTACCTATTGTATTAATACTATCAAAACTATAACTAGTTGTATTAGGTATTATGTTTTTTGATATTAAATAGTCTATTTGTTTTTTAGTACATTCAACAATTGATGTTGAGTCCGATATTAAATCGGTTATTGTAGTTGCAGATGTTGTGTTATAAATTTTAGCAATACCTGTTTTATCTATAATACCGTCCGCGTTTCCTGAAAGGAAGTTTAATTTGTCAATTACCCTAACATAAGGTATTTGAGATTGTGAAAGGTCATTTGTTACGGAATCTAAATTGTCTATAAAAGTTTCTCTTTTTGAATCGACTAAATTATTTAATTGTGTTTGTAGTATTGATGTTTTATTGGCATCGTTAATAAGACTTGATACCTTAAATAAAGACAATTCTTTATTACTTATACTTGTTTTTAAATTATCAAATACTTCATTTATTTTATCAATATATCCTTCCGACTTTCCAAAAATTTGTACGTCTTGTGATGATAATTTTCCTGTACCATAAATTCTATTTGTTGTATACATTTGTAGAACTATCCAATTATATTCATTAAAAACTTGAAGGAGTTTATCGTATGTAGAGTCATACGCTTCTTCGGCAGTATCAAGTAGTGTTTCAACAACATTTTTATAATCGTTTTCACCTGTAGTTGCACTGAATTTTAACTCACCCTTTAACTTGCCAATAAATTCACCACCTTCAGCACTATAATCACCATTAGTATTTCTTGCGGTATCACCAGTTTCTTCGGTTTTGTCAATAAATTCTTTATCATATGCTGAAACATCCAACACAGTTGCCCTTTCATCGTACATTTCAGTATTAGCAAAGAAATTAAATGATAATGCGTTTTGTAATTCTTCCACAGGTCCTCTTAGACTTTGACCACCAATAAAATTGAAATCAACACTAACACTTACAATCATTGGTTGAACACCGATACCCTCGGGATTTAAATCCAATGTTTTTTCATCATATGTAAATCTGACATTATTAATAATTGCTTTGGTATGATAGAAGTCACCAATTCTTATAACACAAACAGGTGGTGCTCCGAACGCAGTGTTTCTTGCGTCTTTATCAATAAAAGTACCGTCACTTTTTTTAGTTGGTATTGTATCACCAGGTCTTGTACATTGCATTAAGAATGTTAATCTTGAGTTAAGTCCTTCTGGTGTTGTAGAATGAAAAGCGGGGTGAAAAAATTTAAGTTTTTCTCTTAATGAATCGTAAACATAAGGATTACTTTCTTTTACGAATTGGAAGTAATTTGATTCATTTAACAATTTTCTTAAAACTTCTTTAGATATTGTTTGTAATTGGTTTCTTGCCTGATTACTTGATGCGTTATTAAGTTGATTAAGTAATGTGTTTTGTGAACCAATATTTCCAACAACTGTTGATGGGCTTGTAACCACTCCACCATTTGGATTTGTAATGTTAGGTAATGGTATTTCTATAATATCTTGTATAACAACTCTTCTACATCCTACGGATACAACATCATAATTATTTAATGTGTTTGTATTACAAGGTACTGTTTGTGGGGCAATTGTGTCATTATCCGCACCACTTGTTTTAGTAATAGTTAAATTAGGGTTTGTACCAACAATGTTTAAAATACTTTGTTCTATACAAGAATTTCTTGAGTCCTTAACACTTGTTGATTCATTAAATGAACTGTTTGATTTAAGTACGATAGTAATTTTAACGTTTGGATTAACGTTTAAAATTTCTTTTACTTTATTGGCTAAATTTGTTAATACATTTTTAGAATTCTCTACTTGTGTTTTTTGAGATTGTTCTATTGAAACAAATTGTGGATTTGATTCATATGATGTCAATGATTCATTGTATGACGCGCCACCTGTTTGGTTGTAGTCAAAATAAAATTGAGAATTATTAATATACTGTGTAAGTTGTGGTTTATAATCCTGAGTACCAACTGAAGAATTGGATGTCATAGGTCCACCAGCACCTGTACCACCTTTATTTAAATTTGAAGTTACCGCTTGTTTTATTTTTTCAGGGTCACTTGATTTATTAATAGTGTCTTGTAATTGTTGTAATTCTGTAATTGAAAAGTTTTGATATCTTTTACCTAATTCATAAACGTCGAATTTTGTAAGTCCTGCAAAGAAAGATTCTAAAACTTGGTCAGCAACTACGCTAGAACTTGAGTTTGATAATACTTGATTAACAACTAAATTCATAATTGATGGGTGGTCAACAACCATTTTAAATGATAAACTACCACCTCTTGATGTTCCTTTATATGTATAAATGTCTTCAGGTCTTCCTAAGAATGTGTTTGACTCCCAAGAAACAGTAGAGTTATCTGAAAATCCTAAATCATATGGTGGGAACCACATAATTCTACCTCCGTTTGGACCTTTTTCGCTTTCAGGTAAATCAGCATATGTTAATCCTGGTCTTCTTGAAGTTCTCCACGCAAGGTTTTCAATTGATACCATATATTTTTTAACCCTACCGCCTTCGATTGATGTTGAGTCAGGACCTAAAGTTGGGTACATATTTAAGTTATATGTTTTATCTAAAATAGAATATGGATTTTTTCTAATATTTCCATCAATCTTCTGTAATTTAGAATTTTCATAATATGGAATATCTTTTGCAAAAACTCTACCGTATTCTTCACCCACAAAAGTTCCATTATTATCAACATATCTTATAACTCTTGAACCTTTTGTTATTTCTTTATATCCATCATTAAAAACTTTAGATACTTGGTCAATTGCATTACCAACGTGTTGTAACCTTTTTTGACCGCCAGGTTGTGAATTAATTAACCTTTGTGTTTCATCTAAAATAGAACCTTTTCTTAATGCATATTGTGTAGATTCTGAATTATTATATTGTGCGGATATTGGTGGGAAGTTTTGGTCAAATCCTTTTGCATCACCACCTTTACCCACTTTAAAACCAGCGTTTCCTTTATATTTTGGTGAAACCCAAGTAAATCCTCCTTGAATACCTCCACCATCAATTGTAGATGTACCGTTTAATCCAAATTTGAATTCAATATCATTTTCATAAAGATTTCCAAGTAAACTCGGTCCATATACATTTGTTTCTACTTCCTCACCGTATTCGTTTACAGGTACTTCACCTGAAGGTGAAACAATATCTAATGGGTCTGAAGTTCTACTTCCAATATAATAATTTGGTCTTGGTGCAAATAAACCAACTTGATTAATAAAGTTGAATCTATAATCAGGTACAAATCTATTTAATGCGAGACTGCCAAATAATAACTTTTTGGTTCCTTGCCCTGTATACGCCAAGAAAATATCTGAAGCGGTTTTTCTTGTTGGTAAAACATTTGGAAAACCAAATAAACCCGTTACAAAATTTACAGCTTGATTTAAAAGACTTGTTGGTTGTACAGGTGAAAAATAATCACCAGGAATATATGAGAACGGTGAATATACACCTGTAATTCTTGAAATGAAATCTGCTGCGGTTCCTATTACCGTATCAGGTACTGTGACGTTCCAATCGGGTTCAATTAATGGTGACCTACCTACAGCTATTTTAAGTCCCAAATAAGGGTCTTTTAATGCCGCTACACCGTTAGCTCTACCAACGGTTTCTTGTTGGATTTCATATGCAATCGATTCTTCAAATAAACTTCTTAGTTTTGTTGCTGCCAATTGTGTTAATACTGAATCTTGTGATAGTAATCCGTCTGAACCTGTTGGGTCTTTATCTAATAATATTTGTGATGAAGAATAAGATGATGGTCTAAATAAATTTGGCTTTGTACTGTCTGAAACATACTCATCTCTGATTGTTGGTTCAAGAATCGATACTTCCAATTCCGATGAAGCGTCACTCCACCCGTCTTGCGGTCCAAATCTATTAAGAACTAACAATTCTTTTTGTTCTTGTTCTGATTCGGCAAACTTAGACGTACTATCAGTTTGAAAATTAAAAGGTCCTTGGTTTGATTTTGTACCTAAATTTTTAAATAAAGCATTAGGACCTCTACCATTTTCAGGACCATATTGATTTAATATATTTAATTTTGCTTGTGGTAGTAAACCAACATTATCTAAATCAGGTTGATTTACCAATGGACTTTCAATCCACTGTGTTTCTTTTGTACCGACATCAGCCCTATTTATTTGTGGTGCACTAGATTCCTTAACGAAGTAAGGTTCTAAGTTCATAGCCATAAGTTTTAATCTTAGACTTTGTGTCGCAGAAAACGATAATGGACTTGATGTCATTTTTCTATTTTTTTAATAAATAGATTAGGTTTATTTTTTTTAATTTTTATTTTTAATTTGAAGTTCCCGATTTCCCGCTAGCATATGGTACTGCGGCACCAGTTTTACCAGTAGTTTGTTCTATTACCGCATCTTTTATCTTTTGATTCATCGCTTTTTCCAATGCTCCTCTAACAACCTCATCAATATTAAACGCCGATGTAATTTCAATTTTAATCGGTTCTTTGGATGTAACTTCAATATTTGTATTTGTACCTTTAGCCGCCGCAGTCGCGCTTAATATTTCTACTAATTTATCAAGTCCGATATTACCATTAGACTCAGTACTAGCGGTTAGTGAGCCCAATTGAGTTTTAGCTTTACCAATTAAATCACTAACAGACGCTTCTGCAATTCCTTTAGACAATGTACCAACTTTATATAAATTAACAAGTTGAGTTGACGCGGTTTCTAAAACCTTGTTAAAGTTTCCTGTTGTTATTGCGGCTAAACTTAATGTATCATTATATTGTTGTTGTTGTATGTTTACCTTTTCAAGTATTGAAGATTGTTGTTGTGTTACATTTATATTATTTTTAATACCATCTTCTTGTGTAAGTAAATTACTTCCAGTTCCTTTTAATTTTTCAAGAAGGTCGTTCATTGCTTTTGGACCACTTCTTGTAAATTCTTCTAATGATTGACCTTCAATTGTTACTTTACCTCCCTTACCAATTTGAGCAAAAGCGGCCAAAGTTTGTTGGTCTTCAGGTTTTATACCTTTAAAAGCACCTGACAAATCAAATTGTTTTATAATTTCTTGTTGTTTAGCAAGTTTTGTAGCGTTTTCTATAATTGATTTGGAATCAGTACCAAATGCACTCGCAACTTTACCTATTCTTATACGTTCATTAATACCAATTTCAAACTGTCCTGTTTCTTTATTGAATGTTGCAAGTCCTTTAGTTGCATCCATTAGTTTGTCATTTAAACCTGCCAAGTCATTTTGTGCCAAAAAAAGTAATTCCATTGGGTCGCCTAATGACGCGAATGAACCACCTAATGTTTGTAATTGAGCAGCCAAGTCTAATGCCGTTTCAGGACTCCCCATTATTTTATCGGCTAATCCTGCCGCTAATTCTATATTACCGCCTAATAATTTGGACTTTGCAACCATTTCACCCAAATCTTTAACACCATTTGGAAACCCGTACTGATTAATTTTTGTTAATTGTCCTGCAACACTAGTCATAAATTGACCAACATTTAATCCGTAACTTTTGGCTTGATTTACCAAATCCATTTGTAATATTGTCGCTTCTTCAAATGTTCCACCAATACTATCAAATAATTTATTAAAACTTTTGATTGATTCATCCGCAACACCAACCCTCTTAAGAAGAGCCATATTAAATAAAGCTTTCTCAGAAAAATCAACTGTTCTACCAATTTGGTCAGACATTGATTTAAATAACGCAATAACGTCATTTGAATCGTATCCTATTTGAATCATTTTTTGTGATACTCTTCCAAGTCTTTGTTCTAAACTTTGAGCATATTCCATACTCTGTCCTAAACTTCTTGATGCTTTAATTAACTCATCATCAAATTTAGATACGTTATCAACTAATTCTTTAAAACCACTTATTAAATTTTTTTGTAAATTACCAGCAGATTTTATAGTACCTTCTAATTTGGTGTATAATCCTTGGGTTTCTTGAATTTTATTGGGGTCAGGTGTTTGTAACATCATAATAATAAATAGACAATATTATTTTTTTTAGTTATTTGTCTATATCGTGTCTTTCCAATATTTTACCCAAAAAATATTTTCTTTGATATGTGGGCATTGACATTAAGTCGGAATATGTAAATCCGTCTTTAATTAAAAAATATAATTCGTCTAATATTACTTTACTATATTGCGAAGAAAGGCCGAAAAAACTCTACCCCAAAATTGATGGCAACATCAATTAGTTCTCCTGACGGGGTTTGTATTTTTTTGTTTAAATCTAATCTTGGTTCAACGTCAGATGAAAATTTTCTAATAAATTTTGAATCAGCGATTGGCATCATTGTAATATATGTTGATATCATATTCCTATCTGTAGAACCATTAACTGAAACTATTTGAGATTCTAATTTTCTTGTAATTATTGGTTTTGTTATTCCGTTTGGATAAACACTTAATTCTTTATCTATTATTGCTTCTTCACCGTAAGTTAATAACTTAATTTGAACCGTGTCATTTGATGTTGGTAAAACTGTGGTAAAAAATCCGTGTTCGTCTGGTTTTTGTTCTACTTTTTTTATGTTCATTTCACTTAAATCAACAACTGATTCAAACCTTTTTCCTGTTATTGGGTCTAAAACGGAAACACCATAGTTTGTCCCGAATGCTGTGTTTCTTAAAAATAATAAAATTGCTTCAATGTCTCCCGTTAACATATCATCAATTCTTAAGTCAGGTTCAAAAACTTTATTTCTTAATAATTGTGAAATTAAATCTGAACCACCAAAATTATTAGATAATAATAAATTTTCATCTAATGCGGTTAAATAACCTACTTTAACAGTTTTCTTTTTATTTTTGTAAAAAATTCCTTGTGAAGGAAGTGGTACCACATCGTGTGGTAGGTTAAAATTCATTTGTCCGTATTCTTTTTCGTTATTCATAAAAAAAAGCCAGGGTTAGTCCTGGCTTTAAATATAAATAAAATATATTTTTTGTAAATATTAGTAAACCAAAATACAACGGTCAGGTCTCATAGAAACTTGTATTTTCTGTAAACCGTCTTGTCCATAATCCAATCCTTGGAAATCCGCTTTGGTTAAGAAACAACCTTGCATTATCCATTTCTCAACCGCAACTCCTGTCGGGTCTAACATTTCTAATGTGATGTCTTTTTTATACCCCGCAGCATATCCCATACGACCTGTAACTGATTCAGCGTGTAAACGTACCCATTCCATCAATGCCTGTGCTGCTGATGGTCCAATAGGGTCACGGAATGTAACATTAATTTCACCCCATTCAAATTGACCCGCAACATATGTTTTTGTGTTCAAAAATGGTATTTCTGTTGATTTTATTGTTATACTTGGACGTGCTGTTGATTCAACATACCAAGAATTAATACCCAAAGAAGATGGAAACGTAAGAATAAATCGATTGATTCGTTTCGGTTCGTATGGGTCGGGCATTTTCATTAATAAATCAGCCATATCTTATTTCTATTATTTTTTATTTTATTTTAGTTTATTTTTCTTATAAATATTGACTATTTGGTTTTTTTCGTCATATATTTCCTAGGCGTTCTAGTTTATTAGTTAATTATTTATTTAATATCTAGTTTTTATATTAGATTTAGTTAAATATGTTTGTACTGGGCTTTCTTTACCAAATTCTTTAGCTAAGAACTCCTTAACTTTTTCTATGTTTTTTAAGTCGTCGTCAGAAAACCCTATTTTTGGTATCACAAAATTATTGGACACGTCATTTTTGAACAATACTTTCCCACCCAAATCCATTGACAACTTTTTTACATATGAAATAAAATCCCTCAAAGCAACGATTTTCCCTTCTTCAGGATTTGCTTCAGCTCCTGTACCAAATGAAACAGGATGGAATTTACACATATCCAAATATTCTTTTATTAATGTTTCGTCATCTTTAATATCTTCACCTGATAATTCTCTATAGTCTTTAAGTGATTGAACTAATTTTTCTTGGTCCAAACCACCAATATCGTTTTTAATTAAACGGTACACCGCTTCTTTTAGAATCTCAGGGTTGTGACCCCTTGCGGTGATTATTGCAAAAATTGACCCTCCATTGATACACTCAACAAAATCGTTCCATGATGGACCAAAACTTGCCACCAATACATCTTCCAAAAATTGTTGTTCACCTTCACCTCTGAAGTTTCTGAAAGGATTTGATGCGTAACCAACTACGTTTTTACCGTTATATACAAAAGGTTCTTTACCTAATTGATGTCTATATTCGGCAAAATCTTCAGTAGAAATACCTAATTCATTACCTTCATTATCTACCACCATAATCTTTGTTGGCATGTTCATTACATTATCATCCCAATCAAAAGCATAGTATTTGTTGTCAGGTAACTTTTCAGGGTCTAAACCTTCATAAATACGTAATAAATTTTTTCTAACAATTTTTTCTAAAATCATTTTTTACCAATAAGTTTTTGAATAATTCTTTCTAATTGTGATTCTGTAACTATTACAGATTGTGGTTTGTCAGAATAAGTTTTTTTACCGTCTGTTTTTACATTAACGTTTTCAAACAATGTTTTTTTTGTGAATTTCATATTTCTTTTATTTTAAATAGTGGGGGTAAGAATTTTCCTACCCCCATTTTATTTATTATATGTTTTCAAATGAAGCTCCTGATGGTGTAATCAAGAATTCAATATCGATGAATTCAAGAGCTTTTGTTGGTTTAAGGTAGATTTTACCTGTCATTTGGTTTCTATCTAAATCTTCAGGTGTGTTTGTAACAACAACTCTAAAGTCAATTAAACCTCTATCTCTTCTAATTGAATCTAATATTGGGTTAACAGAATCCAAGAAATCTTGTCTTACTTTATCATCGTTTTGTTCAAACAACAATCTAACCGCAACTGCTGAAATTAACTTACGAGCTTGTAACAACAATCTTCTAACGTTAATTCTATCAAGTGCTGATTCAGCGATTTGAGTTGTCTTGTTACCCCAAATAACTGTTCCAACATCAGAGAATGTTGCAATTGGGTTAATATGACCTTGATAAAGTACATCTCTATCTTCTTGAGTTAGTTTCTTTCTTGCTTTAATTGAATTCACTAAACCTCTTGTGTAACCCGCAGATGCGAACCAAGGGAATGCTATGTTGTCAGTTAAAGCCAAGTTTCTACAAACTTCCGCAGTTGGTGGAAGGTAAATTTGTGTGTTGTTTACTGTATCCCTTGTTAATACCCAAGGATAATATGTACAAGTATAGTTAGAATCTATTCCAGTATTTTCCAAATTATCTACCGCTTCTTGTGGGAAGTATGCGTCGTTTACATTTGTACTCGTAGGAACAAACATGTTGTAGTCAGGACATGTCATAATGTACAATGAATCCGCTCTTTCATTTTCAATCATATCAATAGCATCTTCTACAAGATTTGAGTTTGATACGAAATCAATACCTGGAGTTACAAATATGTTAATGTTAACCGCTTGTGGGTTTGCGAATGTCTGTTGACCTAACAAGTATGCGTAATAATCAGTGTTCGCCCAATCAGTTGAGTTTCCTTGAACTGTTATTTTCTTGAACGCCCCCCAACCTGTAGCGGTAGGGAATTGTGATGTTGGTGCGAAACCTCTTAAGAAACCTGAACCACCAACAATAAAGTTATCACCGTTTGTTCTGTATTCTCTGTAGATATCCCAACCATCAAAACCACCAGCAGGAACCAAAGTGAATTTTCTACCACTAAGTCTATAATATGGACTTGTTGGGTCTGTTGGTTCTGAAGTAAACGGATAGTTACCAACTTCAAATGCTGAAGTACCTGAAGTACTATATGTGTTAGGTATTGTAACAACAGTTGCTCCTGAGTCTAAATGGTAACCTTTTGACAAATATGCCCAAGGATTTGAACTTGTTGCAGTTGCCAAATCATTAGGATTTTGTTTACCTTTGTAATCAAAATATGTTTGGTCGATACCAACAGTATTGGATATACCTAAGTATGTTCTGTTTATCTTATCTCCTGAACTTACTTGTTGTGAACCAAATGGTGGATAGAATGTTGGTTCTCCTGTAGTTTCATATTGTGTTTTATATATTGGGAATGGTGAATTTACACCGCTATATGTTCTTAATGGGTAACCTCTAAATCCACAAGGTAATGCGTCTACAGGTGCTTCAGGATTTAATTCTAACATTACATATTTAGAACGAACCTGATATTCACCATCACTAGTTCCTATTTTAACACCAATGAAACTATTGTTAGCTGGGTTCATAGAACAATTTGTAAACTTTTCTAAGAAAACAGGATTTTGGTCTGTATCATCAAAACTTCTAATTCCAACATCAAACGTACCGTTATTAAAAGAAACATTCAAAATTGAAATTTTTATTTCAGCGTTTGCTGCGTTACCGTCAGAAATTGATATAAATTTAAATAAGTCGTAAACTGTGTTACCACGTAATTCGGAAACAAGATATGGTGTTTCAGGTGTTTGATATTGTTCTAAATACCAACCAATTGATGTGTTTGTTGAATTGTCATCTTGAGCCGATGGTAAATCAACTAAAGAACTACCAATACCTCTAACATAACCCATTTTGTATCCATAGTTTAACATACTACTATATTCTTCTTCAACAAATAAAGGAACATCAGTTCTATTTTTTCCGAAGTTAGATAATCCAAATACTTTTGAAACATAATTTGTATCTGTCTCATCAAGTGATGTTTTAAAGTTAAATGTTTCACCTTCATATGTTATACCTGAAATTGCAAATGCCCCATAAGGTGTTTTTGTTGTTCCTGAATAAACACCTGACAAATCAATAATTACATCTGTTGAACCTGTAACTTGATAATCAGGATTTGTTGAGTCACTATAAGGTGAAATACCTCTTGAACGTAAAGTTGCTAAAACAACATTATTCCAATCTGTAAATGCGGTACCAACTTGTGTACTTGCGGATATTGTAACTGAACCTGAAAATTGTCCTACAGTACCAAAAGCACTACCCGATAACGAACCAACCGCAACACTGAATGAATAACCACTGTAGTTATTACCTGTTGTTGGGTCAAACTGTGAATAATACCAAAAATCATTGTTTCTACTTGAATATGAAGTATTAGCATCTTTCATTGATGGTACATTCCATACGTTAGTTAAACCTGTATATCCAGCACCTGTTAAGGTATTATATGTTGTATCATCCAAAGTACCAAACACATAAGCTGAAGTTCCACTTGTTGATTGACTACTCATTACTGATTTAACAAAAGTGTTAATCTGTGATTGAATTGTAGTTGTAGAACCACCCGATAATGTTTGAGCGTCATTTAAGTCATTATTAAATATTGCTGAAGAGAACGAACCAAATGATACTGCAGTTGTACCTGTACTTCCTGTAAATGTAACAGTAACAGGAGATACAGTACTATCTTGTTCAACAGTAGCTCCATTTACGTTAGCAACTGAAATAATTGACCAAGACGGACCCGCATCATAACCCGACAAACCTAACACTCTTGTTACAAACAACTGATTTGATTGTTGTAAATAAGATTTAGCGATATAAGCCGCTTCGTATTTTGGAATTTGAGTGTTAACAAATTTTTCAGGTAATGTTCCTCCAAACACTGCTTGGAACTCATCAAAATTTGTTATGAATATAGGTTCGAAAGCGGGACCTTTTAATGTTTCTCCCACAATACCTAATGTAGTAACACCTACGCTTTGTGCTACAAATGATAAATCACGTTCTGAAGTGTATACTCCAGGTGAAACGAATACTTTATTGGATGTTGCCATTACTAATTATTTTTTTCTTTTTAAGGTTTTATTTTTATACATAAATATTGTTGATTTTTTCAAAAATCTTATTATACCGCTTATATTTATAATATGGTATGAATAAATTCTGCCTTTTTTCTGCTTTATGAAAAAAACCCCAAAGAAAATAAAAAATATTAAGATTTCTATTGAATCTCATCAGATACTAAAAGAGTATTGTGATAAGAAGGGGTATAAGATATATGGATTTTTAGAAAGTCTAATTAAAGAAAATTGTCAAATAAAAAAGGACATATACGGAGAACCGTTAGACTAATTTTTTGTCAAAAAGAATAAAACCATCGTTTGATGGATTATCGTAAGTCACCTCAATTCTTAAAACATCATTTGTGTTGGTTTGAAAATAATCTAAATCTGAACCAATAAAATTATTGTTAATATAAACAGAGTATGTATCAATATTACTTTTTTCAATAAAATAATAATCATAGTTATATTGCATTGTGTCGGTAAGTTGTGTATTACCATTAATGTATTGATACAATCCCTCTATTTTATTTTCATTTGGGTTTGGTGATTCCGCAAATCTTTGTCTTGTTTTAATACCAACATCAACCATCTGTAGTACTCTTGAAACTGCAGGTGCAACTTCAAATTCTGCTTCATCAAGTAAAATACCCAACATTTTAAAAGTATAACTTTGAATATAATATCGTCTTTTTTGTAAATCGTTAATTGATTGGTCGTTTATATTTTCCATTATAATTGGAATATATCTTCCATTAACATTAGTATATGCTTGTTTTGAACCAAATGTTTCTAATATTTTTTTATTAAACGCATTTAATTCTCTCATCCTGTTGGTGAATATTTTAACTTCGTATGTAATATCAACGGGTGTAGGTTGTGGTATTTTATAAACATCATACCCATTTCTTGTTCCATCAAATGTCGGAACTAAGGCGTATTGGAATGTTGGTCTGCCAGGTATTTTAAAAGATGTACCTTGATTTGTACCATAAGGTGTTTCAGGTTTTCTAACTGTTGCAACAAATGGTGGGGAAATATTGTTATCTAAATCTTGGAAATTCCAAGTCTGAGTAAATTGAGACCAGTTTTGTGTTGTTATAATAACATCAACAGTATTTACCTTTTTACTATCAACCGTAATACCTAAAGTGTCTTTAACAAAGTCTAACATTGCCCTGTCTAAATCAGCGTGGTAAATACCTTTTGGAAGATATGTACCGTCCTTTTGAATCATTTCTAACAATTCTTCTCTTCTTTCCCCCAATATTTTAACAGGTGTCAAAGATATGTTTTTTACTAATTTTTTAGGTAGTGCCATTAGATTCCTTTAAATTCGTCTTCACTTACTGGTGTACAAACAAATGTTCTGTAATATGGTTTGTACCCACCATAAGTGTGTTTATTATCAGAAACAATCCTTCCGTCATCCGCAACTGTGTAGTATCTCATTTTACTTTCAGTTTCAGCATACCCAATATAATCACCATAATTAATTTGAACACCTAATTCTTCTAATGTGTGTAGGTACACGCTTAATTTCATATTACCAGGTTCTGTTTGTGAT